ATCTACAAACGGCTCAATGTCTTTTACATCAAACCCCTCGCTCCTAAAAGCTACATCAATTATTGGCGTGACAATATCGTCATAGGGTCTGTTGCCGTCATCTGCTCCCGTATGATACCAAGCGTTCGCTACGTTCTTACACCTTTGAATATGCTCATACATATTCCAATCCTTGTTATCTGTAATTGGGATTTTAGTGGTTTTCCAACTCGCCTCTTCGCTCGTTATAAATGATAATACATCTTGATATTCCATATTTAAAATTGAAAAAATCTTTTTACCCCGTTAACAAATATCTTTCTGTTTAGGTTATTGTTAAATAATCTTCTTGCCATTGGGATATTTAAAATCTTTAAATATTGTTTATTTTTGTGGGTGATAGTTATTAAAACCCTTGTTTTAAATACTTTACCTGCTAAACTTTCTAATAATACCAATAAATCATCTGTTTGTGTGGTTGCAATTTCATCATTAGCTTTTATTTCTACTTCAAACAAATTTGTTGGTTGCTCTACTTTAATTGTTTTTTTCTTTGTTGTTTTTGTTGTTTTTTTCATATTTTTTATATTGCAGGGTTAGTTTCTTTTTTATTTCGCCACACTTGGCTAATATATGGTTTTACTTTTGGTTGTGTCATAGACACCACATACCTTAAAGCGTCTAATGCGTGGTCATTTGCTTTCAATGGTTTCTCTTTCTGGTTAAGCTCCCCATCTTCGTCATCATAAGAATACATCTCAAACTCTGATATTAAATTTACGCAACTCTTATTTATCTTTAATCTTCCTGATAATAACAGCTCTTTTACCTTTTTTATTCCGTTTACTACACTGTCTTTACCCTTAACAACTTCCCTGATATTAACTCGTTGTCTTCTTAACTCTTCTATTGCACTTGGGCTTTCTGGGTCGGGATATACTGCTTCAAAATGCATCTGTGCCACATATTCAGCTATCTGTTGGTCGGTTCTCTCTCTCTTATACCACTCATCTTCTACCCAGAATTTATTGCCATCAGTCCTTATATCTAATACTGCCGCTGGATTCTGATAGCCAAAGTCTATTCCTGCCACCTTTTTTAACTCTATTTGTGGTAAATCTGTGTATAAGTGCTGTTTTCTGTTAAATTCCTTATAGACTAACCCTTGTGTCTTTTGGAATTCTGCCATTATTTCTTGTAAAAATGCTTCTGGTGATTTTGTTTGTTTTTCTTTTTCTAATTCTTCTGTCGGTAGGTGTGGGTTATCATAACTTGTAAAATGAAAACTCTTAAAATCCTCGTCATTTAATTCTTTATTGCATAATTCATAAAAGTGGTTATACCCTTTTGGTGTGCTAATAAATAATGCTTCGCCTTTGTTATCTATTAGGGTTGGTCTTAACACTTCTTCCCACGCTGACCAAAAGCCTTTCATACTTGCTATCTCATCTACCACTAAAAAGTCAAAATGCTGTCCTCTGGCTGTTTCTACGGATTCCCAGCCTCTTAACTGAATCAAGCTTTCTCCACCTTTTATCGTTTTAGTTCGTATTTCTAACCTGCTTTCGTTGGCTTGTATAATTGCAGGTGATAATTCCTTTTTTAAAAGTTCCCAACAAATATCTCTGCTCTGCTGATAAGTGGTAGAAAAGTATGCAATCCTACTTGGTTTGGCTATTGCTTTACCTTTTATCTCTTCTACTGCTAAATAAGTCTTACCTGCTCTTCTTCCACATCTACACACCCTAAACCTGTGTAAATCACTTGCTACTTGGTTTTGCCATTGGGTTAATTCCATTTTTATTTGCTATTGATTCTGATATTTGAATATTTAATTCTCCACCATCTCTACCAGATAATTCTTGTAATACTGGTAACACTCTTGGAGCATATTTCATCAATAAGTCTTTTCTGTATTGACTCCACTTTTCTACCTTTTTTTCATTATTAAAAACTGCAAGAGAATCTTCTATAACTTGCATCCTTAATTGCGTCACTTTATCTTGGTCATATGTTGCGTGTCTTGCCATTGTTTATGAATTTGACTTTTTTATTTATTCGTTGGATTATTATATCCATCTTATTTTATATTATCTTATACCAAAACCTATCATAATTTTTACCACCTAATTCATCTACCGCTTGTATAATTCCGAATTCCTCGTTCTCGGTATAGTCATCTCCACAGATAATCTTTTTAGCTCTTGGTAGCCATAACTCAATATCTTTTTTTATGTTCTCGTAATCGTGGCTTCCGTCAATATACACAAGGTCAGCTGTCATATCTGGGTATTTCTTATTTGCCTCTTCCGAACTCATTGCTAATACTTCTACATTGCTTATATTCAAAAATCTTAAATTGTAAAGCACTTGATAGTAATTATCTTTATCAGCAAAATCCACTACGCTCTGGCTGAAATGGTCTATTGTGGTGACTTTTTCTACTCTTTGAGCCATAAAGATAGCCGAAGCTCCTAAATAACAACCTATTTCAATGACATCTTTTATCTCATGATCTCTTATGAGCTTATCTAACATTTCTTGGTTTTCTGGGTGAAACCACTGTCCTAATCTAAATTCCATAATTTTATAAAAAAAACCCCAAAGCTATTCAGCTGGGGTTTGTGTCTCTTCTGATGTATTATCTACTGGTGTAGCTTCTGGGGCTACTTTTTCGTCTTCCATTTTTTTAAAATCTTAATTATGTTCGGTCATCTTATCATATAATCGCCCTGTTGTCAAGTTGTGGATAAGTTTTATTTCTTTTTGTCTTCTTCTATCAATTCAAATATGGCTGTCATCTGTTGGGTTGTAATCTGCTCTGGCACATCAGATATTTTTATTTTGTAGAGTTTGACTTTTGATTCTTCGTCTAAGAGTTTATCATAATCTTTTGTGCCTTTGTCCCACTCATCTTGTTTTTCTATTATGTATTCTCCTCTGCCAGTTTCAGGGTCTATGATTTTTATTTCTGGTTTTCCATTTTCACCTAACTTGACGCATTTCATAACTATCTTATCTTTGGCTGTTCTTAATGCGTCTGTTTCTGGTTTGATTATGTTAAGATTTTTAGCAATAGCATAAGCAAACTTTGAACCAACTAAATCAATTTTAGATAAGTTAAATTCCAAAGCTAATAATTCTCTTTTTGTCATATTATTTATATTTAATTTTATTATTTTTTATGACCTTTGTCAAGTTTAAAAACTCTCTAACACTGCCTCTAATTCTTCAAGCGACCTAATAATAAAATAATGTCCTCCTGCCTTTCTTATGTCTTTCTCTGCTTGTTTCTGCTCTGGGGATTGCCTGCCCTCTTCTGTCTTAATTTCTAAACCAAGCCAAAATCCGTTCTTCAACAAAATTATATCTGGCGAACCTTTTTTGTTATTACGCATATACCAAGTCTTGCCATCGTTCCCTATTATCCTACCTGCGTATGAGTTATTACGTATGTAGTAGATGTTTTTAGTCCAAGCTAACCTGTGTAAGATAGCCTTTTGGAGTTGGCTTTCTGAATATTTAAGTTTAGGTTTCATTTGTTATTAGTTTAATTCTATTACCTTGGGGGGTTAATTAAACTTAATTTCTCTCACATCTTCATTGTCGTGCCAAAAAGTAATCGCTTTATATTTCTTTCCCAAAAACTCAAAATCTTCTAAAACAGGCAACTCATAGCCCATATAATAATCTCTATTTTCATCATTGTATTTTTCTTGTATTTCTAAAATGTCTTTTTCGGGGTCTTCTGTGAAAATATAAGTTGTATCGCCAATTTCTAATGTTTGTATTATCTTCATATTTTATATTTAGTTAGAACTATTGATTAAGTTAATTACTTCTGAAATAGCTCGGTTATGGATATCAAATGTAGCAAGTAATACATTCTTTTCGTGGTCATCTGTCCCAGCCCATTTTATTTCTGTTTTCTTTAACCCCTTTATCTCTTTAACCATTCTTTCCCTCTCTGCTACCTCCCACTTCTCTTTTTGGGAGGAGATGAAGGACACCGCTTGGTCAAGAGTAATAACCTTTGTTTCTGGGGCAAAATCATCTGCTGTTAAAAAGCCATATTCTTCCCTAAACTCTCTCTCCCAAGTTTGGGTTGGTAAAAATTCTTTTTCACCACAAAAATTGCAATACTTATATCCTTTATTTTTTGCAGAAAAACACCAGTCGTGCTTACACTTTGCTTCCCACTCTTTTTCAATTTTCTCTTCCAATTCCTCTGATACGGGTTCGTTGTTGAGAGTTTTGGATATTGTGTTAGGTTTCATATTTTTATTATTTTACTTTTTGTGGTGGGGTTAATTCAATAAACTCAATATCGGTAAAAATGAATACAACAAAGCAATAATTCCAGCTAAAAATATTAAAATACCTAAAAATGGTATTAAATCGCCCTTTGAATTTAGTAAAAATATTGCTAACAATATTGCTAAAACTCCTATTATAAAAAATGTAATCATCTTTTTTCTCTTTAATAATATTTTGGCTATGCGGACTTGGCGGGAGAGGCAAGTTTTACCCAATACCTTGCCCAGCTATTGACTAAATCGGGTGGGTGCAACGCTGTTTTCTCTCCTGCTAAATCCGTAAGCCACTTATTAAGTTAATAACACCCACAAAACCAACACAATCGTCATAATAATAAATCCTACTGCCTGCCCTACGAACATACCAACTGCTTTCTTTCTCATATCTTCTGGGGCGTTGGCTGTATGGGCTACTATCGCACCAATAAGATGTAGTCCTGCTATAAAAGTGCCTATGCTTGTGATGATGATTATTGAGTTCATAGTCAACTTTAATATTATTGAATAATAGCCCTATAAGTTTTGCCGTCTAACTTTACCTCAACTTCTTTGCCAGATAAGCTTTCTTCTAAATCAATACCAGTTATTTCAGTAAATATCTTAGGGTTATAGTTTGGTAAATCCTTAATCCATTGCTTAAATTCTTTACTTGCTGTTTTCCACGCTTCTTGCCACGCTTGTTTGTAGCCGTATTTATTAACTTCTAATTTGAATTCAGGTTGCGAATTATATGCTTTTTCAAATACTTCTTCTGAAACTTCTTTATTGAATATTCTGTAATTCTTTTGATATCCTTCACCTTTGTTATTGTATTTTCCTTCTCCTATACAGAATATCATTCTTTCTGATAGTCTTAACCTAGAAGAAAACTTGCAGTAGTAGCAGGAGTAGCAGGAGTTGCAGGAGTAGCAGGAGTTGCAGGAGTAGCAGGAGTAGCAGGAGTAGCAGGAGTTGCAGGAGTTGCAGGAGTAGCAGGAGTAGCAATTTTTAATATTATCGCAGTTTGTATTTGTATCTGACATAAGTTTTTATTTTAATAATATTCCTCAGAGAGAGTGGGCTGGATTCTGGGCAAAGCTGTCCGCATTTATCCCAGAACTCAACCCGCTCTTCCTATTTGGGGTTAAAAATCTCTATGTTTTATCTTTGTAATTATTCTTTCCCCGTTTCTTGCTTTAAGTTCTGTTTTTGGTCTTGCTACAATTCCTTCTGCTAAAAATTCTCCCCACTGGCTATTAAAACCATTTCTTACTTTTTCTATTGCTTCAGCCAAAGTTCCTTCTCCGATTATAGGCACAACCTTAATCCCAAAGTGTTTAGCAATATCTTCCACATCTTCTCTTTGTAAATACCATTCAGTTTTTTTCCTTTCGCAAATACAAAATTGCTTTTGAGAACCACTCATCATTTCGTTCTGCTTTATGAATTGCAATGTTGCAAGGGCTACAAAGCAATCCTCTAATTCTGCCCGTTTTATGGCAGTGGTCAACGACAAGGGGAAGGAGTTTTCCATTTCTTCCATTCCATTTTTGTTTTTCTCCACAGATTGCACAAAGTCCATTTTGCTCTCTTGATAATCTGTCGTATTCTTCAACTCCAATTCCGAATTTTGATTTAAGATGGCATTTTCTTGCTGATTTGCTAATTTGCTGTTTTCCTTTTTCACTTTGTCTGTATTCTGCCATTCGTCTTTTAAGGTCTTTTGCCCATTTAGGATTTTTCTTTTTAAGAAACTTATAATAGCAGGATTTACAAAATCCCTTAGCAAAATAAGGTCTTTCTGGGTGGCATTTACGAGGTGTTTGTGAATAGGGCATATATTTATATTATCATATGCTACATCTGAAATCAATACATCAAACAAAACAAAGTCCACGCCACTCGGATTATAATTTCCACCACCTTTTTGGATTTTAGCACCATAACCTTCCCCGTAAAGACAAACTGGTTCTGCACCAAACTTTTCCTTAAAAAGTAATCTCTTTTGTGTTCCCTCAAAAAGTTCCTGCAACTTGTAAAGCAAGAAAACTGGCATTTGTGCGTCATCTGTTTTTCCGCCAAAAACTACACTCTCGCCATTCCACATTACTCGGATATTCGTTCCATCAACTTTTTCGGTAAAAACCCACTTATTGTCTTTTAAGTATTCAAATTCTGGCAAAGAATAATCTCCCTCAATAATGTGTTTTGTCTTTTCATCTCTCTTAAAAATTGTATTTATCTTATGATATTGGTTCATATTTATTTTATTTTAGTTTATTTTTGCTTATTGGGGGGAGTTTCATAAAACATAACCAATGCGTTTTAGACAATCCTCGCCTCATACTTCTGACCAGTGGTTGTTCGCCAATTATTTCCAATAAGTCCTTAAGTTTTACATTACTTTCGCTCCACTTAAAAACTAACACTCCATAGTCGTCTAAAACTCTCCAACACTCATCAAACCCCTTTTTAATATCATCTTTCCACGTCTCTTTGTTTAGTCGCCCGAAGCATTTTATAAATGTTGAATTATTACTCTCTCTCGCAAAAACGTGTGGTGGGTCAAAGAAAACCAACTTGAACTCTTTGTCGGCAAATTTCAAATTCCTAAAATCCATTATAAAGTCGGGCTTTACTTCGTGGTTGGGCTTCCCATCAACATATCCTTTACTGGTTGTCCTATTATCAACATATATTGCGTTGGGGTGATTTTTGTTAAACCACATCATTTTTCCTCCGCAACAAGCGTCTAATATAAATTTATCTTTCATATTTCTTCTTTTGATATTGAGTTCATAATAGTATTTCTTGTCTTAATCGTTGATTTGCTATGTCGCAGTATTCGGCTGAAATATCTATCCCTATAAAAGCCCTATGATTTTTGTTTGCCGAAAATGTCGTAGTTCCAGTTCCCACAAAGGGGTCAAATATAATTTCTCCTTCCTTGCTAAAATTATTTATTAAAACCCCTGGCAGATATTCTGGAAAGGTTGCCTTATGCGTGTTAGCATAATCATTTTGACCTGCATTTTTACCTTCTAAAACATTGTTAAAATTTCCTTGCTTGAAATAGCAAATATCAAACTTACGCTTTTCAGGATTATTCTTTGAAAATACTAATATAAACTCAAATTTGCTATTCATTACTCCTGGTTCTATTGCTGGTGCTACTTGTTTTTTATTCCAAATTATTACTTCTTTAATAAAATCACGCTTTTCTCCCATTATCTGTAAAAGTATTTTCTTATTAAAGGAAAGCATTTGGATATTAAAAAATACATAATTTTTAGTTATTCTAACCATTTCGTCAATTCCTTTGCTCAAAAATTGATAGTATTGTTCTTCGCTCATTTGGTCTTTTGATTTTTCGCCATACTTCGCCTCAGTCATATTATTATTCCCTACATTATAGGGGGGAGAAGTGATAGTTAAATCAACTGAATCTGTGTCCATTTGTTTCATCAGTTCAAGGCAATCTCCACAATAGATTTTATTTATTTCTAACATTCTTTTGATATTGAGTTTATTGTATAATTGCCTCGTAAGAAACTCCGTCTACTTCTACTTTGACGGTTTTCCCTTTTAATGATTTTGTTTCTTCTGGCAAGCCTGTTTCTATGAGGTTTCCGTATGCTACTTCTCCACTCAATAATTTACCACATTTTATTTCTTTGTGTTTTTCGTCAACCCAACTATAAGGGGCTATTCCTGAAAAAATACGCTTACCACATTCAATCGTTGTTTTAGCATATATGTTTAGCCCTGCGGTAATACCATATATGGCTTTGAGAATACCACCTTCGGCAGAAATATCACCTTTGGCATAAATATCACCATTGGCAGAAATATCACCTTTGGCATAAATATAACCTTCGGCAGAAATACTACCTTTGGTATAAATATCACCTTTGGCATAAATATCACCATTGGCATAAATATCACCATTGGCAGAAATACCACCTTTGGCAGAAATATCAGTTTCGGCATAAATATCACCATTGGCATAAATATAACCTTTGGCAGAAATATCACCTTCGGCAGAAATATCAGTTTTAAATCTACACCAACCTATTTTTTCTATTTTGAGGTTGCCTTATATATTAGTTAAATCTTCTTTTCCACAATATATACCGTCTTTGAAATCTTCTTCTTTTAAAATTATTGTTTCCATATTATTGTTTTTTCTCTTGAATTACTAATATCTCTTTTACATCAAAGTTTTC